CACAGGATTTGCTCCTCTAAGTATTCCCGATGGAATTTGGGGACAAAATTCTCAAGGATCTACATTTAACGTAATTGGTAATAAAACTTACAACTTGGTAGGTGGTGTTGATTACGGTTCTGGAACTGCAACACTATCTTCCTTGATGACTGCATATGATTTATTTTTTAATAATGCAGAAATTGAAGTTGATTTTCTCATCTATGGTCCAAGTCTTTCATCTGAATTGGAATCTCAAGCAAAAGCAAATAGATTAATTTCTATTGCAAATACAAGAAAAGATTGTATTGCAGTCATTTCTCCTCATAGAACTGGAGTTGTTGATATTTCAAATACAGATACTCAAACAAATAATATTATTAAATTCTTTAGTCCATTATCTTCTTCATCATATGCGGTTTTTGATAGCGGATATAAGTATACTTATGACAGATTTAATAATAGATTTGTATACATTCCATGTAATGCTGATGTTGCAGGATTGATGGCAAGAACAAACTTAACTGCCTTCCCATGGTTTTCTCCTGCTGGTCAACAAAGAGGTGGATTAAATAATGCAATAAAACTTGCATATAATCCAAATAAATCTCAAAGAGATTTACTTTATTCTAATAGAGTAAATTCAATTGTAAATTTACCTGGTTCTGGAATTATTCTTTTTGGTGATAAAACTGCTCTTGGATTTGCCTCAGCATTTGATAGAATTAATGTTCGCAGATTATTCTTAACTGTAGAGCAAGCTTTAGAAAGATCCGCAAATGCACAACTATTTGAATTTAATGATCAAATTACAAGATCAAATTTTGTAAATATTGTAGAACCATACTTACGTGATGTTCAAGCAAAGCGTGGAGTATTTGATTTTAGAGTTATTTGTGATGAATCAAATAACACTCCAGATATTATTGATAATAATGAATTTAGAGCTGATATATTCTTGAAGCCTAATAGATCAATTAATTATATCACTCTCACTTTTGTTGCAACTAGAACTGGCGTGAGTTTTGAAGAAGTTGCTGGAAATGTTTAACTTTATTAAATAATAACAAAAGGAGGAACCTAAAATGGCAACAATCCCAACAAGAGGAATTTCAGCTTTTAAATCTAAACTTACTGGTGGAGGTGCAAGACCTAATTTATTTGAAGTCAGTGTCACTTTTCCTGATACAGTAAGTCTAGGAATTCAACAAGATGGATCTGGACAGTTTGATTCAGACAGATTTAGATTTTTATGTAAAGCAGCTGCTTTACCAGCATCAAATGTTGCTCCAATAGATGTTCCATTTAGAGGAAGAATATTAAAGGTAGCGGGGGATCGCACATTTGACACCTGGACAGTTACTGTAATTAATGATGAAGATTTTAATCATAGAAGAGCATTTGAGGCATGGATGCAAAATATTGCTCAATATGGTGATCATTCTGGTTTAACAGATCCAAGTTCTTATATGGGTAATGCTACTGTATACCAACTTGGAAGAACTGCTTCAAGTAAACAACAAACTTCTGATTCTAATGTATCTTCAACTATAATAGCACAATATAAATTTGTTGATATTTTTCCAACAAATGTATCTCAAATTGATTTATCATATGATACTAGTGATACAATTGAAGAATTTACAGTAGAATTTCAAATCAATTACTATTTTCCAGAATCTCCTGGTGTAGGTGGTTAATAAATAGAACAAATATAGTAAACTTAAATTATGGCAAAATTATTTGGATTTTCTATTGAAGATGATGCCACACTAGCTCCGTCTGCGATTTCCCCTGTTCCTCCTAATAATGAGGACGGGGTTGACCACTATTTGACGAGTGGATTTTTTGGTACTCACTTAGACATAGAAGGTGTCTATAAAACTGAGTTTGATATGATGAAGCGATACCGAGAAATGGCACTTCATCCTGAAGTTGATAGTGCGATTGAAGATATTGTAAATGAAGCAATTGTATCAGATACTAACGATTCCCCTATTCAAATAGAACTTTCTAACTTAAATGCAAGTGATGGCATTAAAAGAAAAATAAGAGAAGAATTTAAATATATACTAGAATTATTAGATTTTGATAAAAAATCTCATGAAATATATAGAAATTGGTATACTGATGGAAGATTATATTACCATAAAATAATTGATTTTAAAAATCCTCATGAGGGAATTAAAGAATTGCGTTATATAGATGCAATGAAAATGCGTTATATAAGGCAGAAGAAAAAAACAAAGAAAGATGAATTAAATATCTCAAATAAAGATTTAAATGATCCTATAGAATATTCTTTTCCCGAAATAGAAGAATATTTTGTTTATAATCCTAAAGGATATTATAATACTGCTGGTATTATGGGAAATATTTCAGGTGGTAATAATAACTCTGGTGGTATAAGAATTGCAAAGGATGCAATTACTTATTGTACTTCCGGATTAGTTGATAGAAATAAAAATACAGTTTTATCATATTTACACAAGGCAATTAAATCACTCAATCAACTTAGGATGATTGAAGATTCTTTGGTGATCTATAGACTTTCAAGAGCACCTGAAAGAAGAATTTTTTATATTGATGTAGGAAATCTTCCAAAAATAAAAGCAGAACAATATCTTCGTGATGTTATGATGCGATATCGTAATAAACTTGTATATGATGCAAGCACCGGGGAAATTCGTGATGATAAAAAATTTATGAGTATGTTAGAAGATTTTTGGTTGCCTAGACGCGAAGGTGGTAGAGGGACCGAAATTACTACTCTTCCTGGGGGACAAAATCTTGGAGAAATTACTGATATTAATTATTTTCAAGAAAAACTTTATCGTTCTTTGAATGTTCCAGTTACCAGAATTGGTGGTGAAGGTGGATTTAATTTAGGTAGATCATCAGAAATTTTAAGAGATGAATTAAAATTTACTAAATTTGTCGGTAGGTTGAGAAAAAGATTTTCTGCAATGTTTTCAGATATGCTAAAAACTCAACTTATCTTAAAAAATATTATTACTCCAGAAGACTGGAAGATAATGAGTGAACATATACAATTTGATTTTGTTTATGATAATCATTTTTCTGAACTTAAAGACGCTGAGTTAATGACAGAAAGATTAAATATGGCCGCTACTGCTGAACCTTATATTGGAAAGTATTATTCCCAAGATTACATAAGAAGAAAAATTCTTCGTCAAACTGATGAGGAAATTATTGAGCAAGACATTCTCATAAAAAAAGAAATTGAAAATGGAATTATTCCTGATCCAAATGCACCAATAGACCCAGAAACTGGTCTTCCTATTCCTACACAGAATACTGGTGATAATATCAAAGGAGAATCTGGAAAAATTCCCATTGAACCTCAACTAAATACATCTTCTGTTGAACCACCAACAGAAAAAGGAATCTAAATAAACTAGAGTTAATTAATTAAGAATTATGGATGAACTAATGGATATGATCCTAACGGACGAATCGCCGGCACAAATTAGTGATAAAATTAAAGATATTTTATTTGCTAAGTCTGCGGAAAAAATTGATACTCTTAGACCAGCAGTCGCTGCATCATTATTTGCCGATGACCAAACAGAAGAAAGTTAGTTAAATTAAATGTCCACTAAATGAAAATTTAGATATTTAAAATGTATATAAAGCACGACCAAAATAATCAACAGGTATCTCCTCAACCAATATCAATAGCAAGAACTCAATTTAGTGGAAATGAGGGTTGGAGTACTGTAACTTATTACGATTGGAATGGAGATTATGTTCGTCATGATGAAGATAACCAAATTGGTATTTCTTCATCTTATGTACGTCATGATGAAAATAATAATCCAGTTACAGTTGTTGATTCATATCAAAGACATGATGAAAATAATAATCCAATTTACAAATAATAATAAATATATAATAAAAGACTGTAAAGTTTAAAATGAAACTAATTACCGAAGAAATAGAAAAGGTTAAAGTTCTTATTGAAGGAACTGGTAGTAATAAAAGACTTTATATAACAGGACCTTTTTTACAATCAGAATGTGTAAATAGAAATGGAAGAATGTATCCTTTTTCTATTATGGAAAGAGAAGTAAAACGCTATAATGAAAATTATATTCAAAAAGGACGTGCTCTTGGTGAGTTAGGACATCCCGATGGTCCTACGGTAAATTTAGATCGTGTTTCACATAAAATTGTTTGCCTTGAACAAAAAGGTAATACTTGGATTGGAAAGGCGCAAATTTTATCAACTCCTATGGGTAAAATTGCAGAATCACTTCTTAATGATGGAGTGTGTCTTGGCGTTTCTTCTCGTGGCATTGGTTCATTAAGAGAGAACAATAAAGGATATAAAGAAGTTGGTGAGGATTTTATGCTTGCCACCGCCGCTGATATTGTTGCAGATCCTTCTGCCCCTGATGCATTTGTATCTGGAATCATGGAAGGTGTTGAGTGGATATGGAATAATGGTATTCTTGAGCAAAAAGTTTTAAGAGTTCAGAAAAGAATCAATACTCTAGTTGATTCTAAACAATTAGAAGAAAATAAATTAAATCTATTTAATGATTTCTTAAATTCGTTGTAATTTCTTAAATTATAAATAAATATAGTTAATTAACAAAGGTTAAACGGAGAGTTTCAAATGTCTCGTGGTAAAAACTTACAGGAAATGGAAGTAGGCACAAAGCAATCCAAAACTGCTGTGAATGCCAACGCTAAATCAGCAGATCCTATGCAGAAGCTTACTACAGGTATTCCCGATGGTCAAACTGGCAGTTGGGAAGACTTAGGTGGTCCTACACCAGAAAATTATAAGTCCGATGATGATTCAGCAAAACTTAAAGATGCTGGATCAAGTCTTAAGCAAGTTAAGGATGTAGTAAATAAAGGTGCTAAATCTGCCGATCCTATGAAGG